CCTCAACTGTAGGTGTTGCTTCGACTGCTGAAGTGGTTTCTTCCACGGTGGCTGTCTCGCTTTCTGTTGGTTGGTTGATTTCTGCAACTTCAGTTTCCGCTGGTGCGGTCTCTTCAGCTGCAATGCTAGTGATTTGAGCCGATTTAAATGCAGGCTCTGTGACGGCGCTGACCTCGCGCAAGATGCTTGAAGTGACATGCATGACGCCATTTTTTGGCTTTGCTGATTTTACTTCTACTCCAACACTCAGACCTGTAACCAGTCCTTCCTGCGCCATAAGTAAATAATCAGTTGCCTTGCTACTCCGACTTAACTTGAAGGTAGCGTAAATGCCATCTCCTTCACGAATTTCAAAGCTTGAAGCCCGACCCAGAGGTTGCTTTATGTCATGTTGCGCTAATAGGCGCACAGATTTTGCGTCCGGGATCTCTATTGAGTCGGGTTCAAATATGACAGCGCCTGCACTTGTATTTCCGATTTCGCCTGTTCCCATTGGCACAATTTTGCCTGAGATTTCGCGTGTATCCATTGAAGCCGTAAGTTCAGAGGCTTCTAAAGTGAAGAATGTTAAGTCGGTCATTGCATGCCTTCGCTTCCGTTAGGTGTTAGGTCTGTCATTGCCATTGCTTGTTCTTGAGTGATCAACTGGAGATCAAGCATTTCTCGTATAATTGAAAGTTCGACAAGTGGATCGGTGCGTAGATAATTCTTATCGATATCAAATTTAACGATGTTGCCACGAGCTGTAATGTCATCCATTGAGAGACGATCCTCGATGGCTGAAATAAATGGCTGTAAGGATAATGTCAAGAATTGCTTACGCTCGTCTGTGACGTTCGCGTAGGTCATTGTCGTGTTCTGATCTGCTGAGACGTAATAAGGAGGGACGTTACAGAGACGAGCAATCTCGGTTGCAAGATTCTGAATAGCCTCGTTATACATCATGTCTTTAGGGCTAAATCCTACTGTCTCGTACTGGAGAGTAGAGGTGAGATAAGCAGTTGAACGATTTTGACGTGCTGTCTTGAATGCTGAAAGTAATCCCTGGACTTCTGCAGGTGGCAGGTCTGCGCCTGTATTCTTAAGGTATCCAGTAGGCATTGGAGTTGCCGCTGCAATTACTGACGCTTTCTGGATGTCGAGAGCTGCGCGGATAGTTGAAGTACCTGTGTTAAGGATGCCATCGCTTAGTGATTGGAATGTGATCAATGAGCCAAGGCCGTCCATCGGTACTGTTGCACCATCGATGGCGTAAGACTTGACGTAAACGTTATCGCGATCAAGGGTTGCAGTTACTCGGCTGTTAGCAATCCACTCAAATCGAGATGGGCGGCCGTCTTCTTGGTATGTCTCAACTACTTGCCAAAATGCTTGGCCATAAAATAGAAGCGAGTCAACTGTGTAAGCAATAGTCACAGAGCGTGGCTGAGAATAAGAAGGTTGATCAAGCCAGAGAGGTTTTCCTAATTCTTCGCCTGTTGATTTCTTGTAAAGTTCAAGAGGGATTGTGCCGATTGTGCCAGCGAGAAGGTTGCGGCATCGAGCTAGCGCAGGGACTCCCATGGCCTCGGTACGTCCGACATAAGCAAACTGAAATGGCATCGCATAAGGAGAATACTCACCCAAGACCTGCGGTGCATACTGCGCTTCAATATCAGACTTTGACGCTGCACCTGTAAGGCGCGAAAGGATACCCATAGAGGGCAATTATACACTACCCGGTGTAAATTGCTGCGATCTGTTGAGGTTTTAATAACATCGACACGACCATGGCTAATGAGATCGGTGCGGATACATCTCCAGCGCTTTTACGTTTAACAATTCGCCATGATGAGTCATTGGTCTTAGCTGCGCAGTTATTCATCTGTTTAATCAATTCTTCTTGGCCATTATGGACTACTCGACCATTCACTAGACCATCGAGTAGATCCGAACAAGCCTGATAAAATTGCTGGCCTGAGACGTCCTGGATTATCTGACCAGCATTGGCAAGGCGCTCGGCGATTGATTGCGTCGTGTACTTGTCATAGCAGATCATCTTAGGGCGATATTGATCGGCCCAGCCCTTGATCTCAGCTGCGATCTTTAAGTCATCTACCGAGACTTGGCTTTCCCACGTCTGGAGGATACCCACACCGATTTTTCCTGAAGGCATAATCTGACCAGCAACAAGGCTCGAATTTCTGCGAGATGGCGATACGTCGAAGCCAAAAATTGTATAGCCGCCGATCGGAATCTGGAGCGTGGCATCGGAGGTCGCCTCAAGTACGCCATGAGGCCACGGACTTTGTAAAGAATCAATCCATTGACATAGAAGCTCAGTCCTAATGTCTTCAATCTTGTTAGTTGCCACAGCTTCTTCAAGGGACTCCTCCGTTATTGTGTATGAGAGCGCAGGATTAGCCATTGCCCATCCATTGCGATCAGTGATTTTGCAGTATTGCGGCGCGCTGTATTCATAGAAGCCGAAAGACTTAGGAGGTGCGGATAACGCTCGCTCTCGAAGTGTATTGAGAGTTTCTGAGAAGGCGTCCCCGGCATTCGACGTAAGTAGCGTCTGGGAATTAGGACGGGCGCGAGTGGTTGGAATTGCCGCGGTGTATCCGTCTTTACTGATCTCTCGGACCTCATCAATCCACAGAAAATCTGCAGTGCGTCCACGAGATGAGTCACGGGTATCAGATACAAGGTCAAGTGTTGCCCCATTTAGAAGTTCGATGCGCTCGCCGCCGTTAGCGTAGCGGATTGCTTTAGTGCCAGCCTTGAGGTGAGGTGCATTCTCAATGATCCAGGCGATCTCACGAAAGGTCATGAGAGCAGTCGCTCGGTTAGAGCTCATGATTAAGTGTTTAGTCTCGCCTCCATAGAAGAGGCCCCAGATGACTCGCATGCGACCTAGATGAGACTTACCATTCTGGCGTGCCACTAGGAGAAGCGTGGTCTTACGAATGTAGTTGCCTTTAGCGTCAACTCGCATCATGTCATCCAACATCCAGCGTTGCCAGGGTAATAAAGGAGTCCCTAAGTCTTCTGCCATCTTAGCGATCTCATCTGAGCGAGTTTTGCCCTTGAGAAGTGGACTGTGAAGCCGTGCCTTAGTTGCCCCTCGTAACGGCTGTTTACGAGCTGCCACTAGTCAGGACTGTCTGTGACTGGTCGGGCAGTAAAGGGTGAGTCTGGCATCAACCTGGACTGCATCGGGTAGATATTGCCAGAAAAGACAGGGGGGGTGAACGTGTGTGCTAAAAAAGAGCCTTGTGAGCGTGATCCCTTGCGTGAGTTGCAGGTGCTGCAGCATGAGACAAGGTTATCGTAGGCAAGTGGATCACCTCCATCTTTAATCGGTATCACATGGTCGACTGTGCTGGCTGGTTGCATGCAGTAGAAGCAAGTCCACTGATCACGAGCCAACACCTCAAGGCGTCTGGCTCTATAAGCTCTACTGTCTCTAGGGTCTTTCATTGCCATCCCTTAGTCTTTAGATGTGTTAACGCCTTACAGTAATCAGGCTCATCATAGACTGTTACTCCATAACGATGTGCTACATAATGCCAATACCACCACCATTGCTTGACAGTGCTGGCATTCTTTAAGCTGATAGACCTACCTTGATATAGCCCATAATGGCTACCATTCTTAGCATTAGGTATCCATCTAGATTCTCTATAGACAATAGCGTTATGACAAGATTCTTGCTTTTCTGTTAACTGATAATCAGCTAAGTCTTTAACGTACTTAATTGCTTGGTTAGTCGCCTGAGCATCTAGGGGCATTGCCATAGATAGAGATATCCCAATAGCGATCGCTACCCTGCGGCCTCTTCCCTTCGGGGCCGCCGTGAGCCCCTGATGGGCTCTAGCGCTGAGAGTACCAGCCTTGTCAAATACATTCATGTGTAGCCTTTCCCATAATCTCACTATGTGGAATGTGAATTAGATCACAGTTATCTATTATCGGTTGAATAGAATCCAGTACCCTTGAAGGCTATGCCTACTGAACTATAAATCTTATGCATGGATGACCCACAAAAGCTGCATTCAAGATCATGCGGCTCATTGACACTCATCCACTTCTCTATCCTTGCATTACTCTCGCAATGCTCGTTATCGCACTCGAACTCATAGGTTGGCATCTGGCTCACACATTCTGCAGACTTCTGTAAACGCCCATGCGCCACATTGCTTGCATCTCATAGGCTCTAGTTTATCAACATCATTGGCATAATCCCCGTAACCTGCCTTAAGCAATAGATCGACCAGATCACCTAATCTCATGAATGCAAGGTAGTCCTCTGGACTCTTCTCCCCTTGACCATTCAATCGACTAACTACGAGTGGCAAGTCACCAGTTTTACTTGCTCTCTTTGTGACCTGATCGATCCACGCTTTTGGCTGGAACGCCGATCTAGCTTTAACCTCCATGTCGAACGGGACATGTGTTATATCTTTTCCAGCCCCTCGACCGATGTCTGCATGTGGCCACCACTCCGATAGGTAACGGGCGACTACACGCTCGGTCGAGAATCCCCGGTATTTACGGCTTTGAGAGGCCATTGACCGCGTGACACTTAGCGCATGACCAGCTCTTATTGGTCAAATTCACTTTAATGTCTCTGTAAGGTATTGCCTCATTGCATAGACAGCATCTAGTCATGAATGTAAATTCTTCTAGGATTGCAATAACTTCTTTTGATCGATGAATCTCATCTTCTGTTGGGAATGACTCCCATTCACCATCTTGATTCATAAACTGTAAGCGTCCCACTAGACTCTCGCTTTCTGTCGTTGCCATGATCCATCTTGAGCAATCTCATACCAGATCACATCATTAGGAGATTCGCATCGACCGCCAATCTCACCTGTTACAGCTGCCTTGCACTTCATGTGGCCCCATGGCTTACCAGCCTTTGTCGTGCCAGTCTTCCACATCATCTCACCATGCTTGCAGTGAGGGATGTCCTTCTCGGTCTGGCCTCCAATGATCTCTTTCACCGTCGCAACTGCTTCCCCCATTGTGGGCGGCATAGTCGCTGGCTTGATAGTCCATGGATCGTCCTCCTTTACGACTGGGACATAAGTGCCTGAAGTCTCTGACATCTTGGCCTTAACTTGATCGATTGTCGCCTTTACTTCATGCGACTTATTAACTTTGACCATTTCTTCTCGTGACGCTCGCTTTCCTTTTGTTGCATATCCTGCGTTAGCAAGCGCTCTACCGATAGCACTAGTCTCACAATTCTCCAGCGCGCTTGTCGCATTAACGCCGCGCCCCTGGATTGTTTCTTCTGCAAGTCCCGTAGTCCAAGGCCGAATGTCCGCCTCTGTGCGATATACAGAAGCCTCAACAATAAAACGGCCAGAGGTTGAATCAAGTAACTTTGTATGAATCTGCCCATCTGGATGATCCTTCCAAAACTTAATTAGTCTTTCTTCGACTGTCTCGTAATCTTCAAGGTTAAACATTTGAGCCCTTCTCCGCTATTACTTTAAGGTGCCATGTGGCTGAATTAAGTTTGAGCATTAACTGCTCATTTTGCCAATATAGGGCGTGTTTCATGTCGTCATTAAATAACGCTGCTTCTTTTAATTCCTGTAATTGTTCCCAAGTCCTAAGCATATTTTTCATCCCTTTCAGTAATTAGTTCACAAGCTAGTGCAAGGTAAGCACACGCGTCGATATAGGAGTCAATGTGATCTGCTGTTTCTTGCAATCTGGCAAGTTTAACTTCGACCATTGCCAGACATGCTTGATGGTCTGAGATTGGTACTTCAAGCATTTGTTGGAGTCGTAATGCGATTCGAGTCTGATTGATACGAGGATGACCATATATTCGTCCTCGGTCTCCAATGATGTCAGTAGCTGATAATAGGACTTCACTTGCTTTCACACTCGCACCCTTTCCTTTGATGCATAGTAATCTCGGACTGACTTACGGCCTTGGAGATATCCCACGCGAATGCCGACAATACGGCCTAGATGAAAATATAGTCCAGATAGGACAATCATGACAACCATGTCACCAAATGATGGATCGAACATTTTGAGCCTTTCTTATCAACGCCCTTCGTTGATGGCTCAACTGTCTCATGCCCTAAGGGGGAAAATTCAGATATTTAGATAACGAAATGGTAACGATTCTGACTCGTCGATGTGGTCATCGATGTCACGATCGAGCTCGTTATCTAGATCGTCCATACCGCTTGCCTGAGACTACGAATGTGCCGTCTTTCTCTAAGTAGATTAAATCCACCTGGACATTCTTGCCCTCGACATACATGATGGCAAATGCCTGTTGCCAGTTAGCCGAACCCTTGGTGTATGAGGCCTTTGAGAAGTCCATAAGGTTGCCTACCTCGACACCATGTAAAACACGCCCTATACGGCCTCCAGAGGCCTCTGAGAAGGACGATCTGCCTGCTCTGTGAGTATGTCCTGAGATTACCGACTTGCCGTGTCTACGGGCTGCTTCTAGGGCTGAGAGACCACCTTGTGACTTGATAGGGGTGTGATCGCCGTGGACTGCGATCCAGCCCGGGGCTATATTGTAAGGCTTGCGATGAAAGGTGATGCCTAACTCATCAAGGCGCATAAACTTCTCGAAGCGCAGCTCTGGCAATGACAAGAATGAGGGGATCTTGCGCATGATCTGTGTGTATAGGCGATCCGTGTGATTGGATCGGATCATCTGTGTTACTTGGAGATCATAAAGAACCTGAATAGCTTCTTCGCGATCATCTCCCAGAGTCTGCTCATAAGCTTCTGGCGTCCCTTCTGACCACTTGCTAATGGTATTGAAATCAATCTCGTCACCGATGGTGACTACTTCGTGCGGCTTAAATTTACTAATAAAACTGGCTAGATTTTTGACTGCTACTCGATCATGAAAGGGAACCTGAAGGTCGCTTACTATGACTATTCGCTTCATTTAATCCTCGTCGTCGTCCTCATAGGGTAGGCGATCCACTCGGTCGGGGATCGATGGCATCAGCCAATCGGGATATGCGTCACGATCAGTGATGATCGCCAGACACATGTCAACGGCAAAACCTGCACGTCTTAAACTCTTATAAAATTCATGCATGCAGATTGCGTATTGATCAAGCTGTGAATAAGTATCAAGATCGATGACTTTTTTCTTTGCCATGGTAAAAATTATCGCTCTAAGAGGATGTTATAAATCTCATCGACACGCGCATGTAGGCGCTTAATTTCTGACAGTAAGTGAGTAATGACGAAACCTGAGAGGCCGCCTACGACCGCGAGGCTGGCAAAATAAAGGTTGAAGAAATCTGTCTGTGTCATTTCTTCTCCACAGTATCTACGGCCGCTTCGATGGCATCGACCACAATATCTGCGACGGCTTTCTTGGCGCGATAAGACTTGATAGCGGTACGGATGACCGGGATTGCTACAAGGCCTAGAGTTGCGTAGATAATTGCTTCCATTATTTTCCACCTATCATCGGGATATTAAAGAATGTACTGTCTTCATCGCCCTTGATAGTAAAGCTGACATGTGCATGGTGATTATGCTTATTGATCCCATCATAAGGACGCCAAGCCCAAGCCTTTTTAGATGAGCAGATGAGGCCATTGAAGATGATGTAACTGATTCTCGCATCGCCAGACTTTGCAGCGACTCGAATCTGATCGACCAGATCAGGCATGACATCGGGCTTCCCGTTCTTACCTGCAAGGTCGCGGTCAACATCGATGGCACGAACCCATCCTTGTGCATCTGGATTATGATCAGACTTGCGTGCAGCGTGTCGAGTGTCGCCGATCCAGCCGTCCGAAGTTCGATCTCGACCGGGGAATGCATCATCGATCTGCTCGCGTAACTGAATGGCAGACTTAGAGAGTCTTGGCTTCATGCAAGTAATAGAGCCGCTTCATCGGCTGTGATACCAAGACGCTCAAGGAGTGCAGCCTTATCGAGCGCACGTTGAGCCGCGATACGATCTTCTTCTGCCTTAGCATCAGCGGCAAGTTCGGCCTGATAGGCAAGCTCGGCTACTTCTGCATCTGTTAGCTCGATCTCTAAGACCTCGCCAGTAGTGCAGTTGACTTCGATTCGTGTTGGATTAGGCATTAGATACTCCATATAGGTAGGCGGTTGAGTATTGGACGAAAGTACCGATGTCAGGCGTTATTGTTATTTGTGTAATCGCGGCTGTGTCATTCCATAAAGAGGCAACAATAGAGGAAAAGGCAGTAGTACCGTTATTTTCTTCTACAGCGTCGATAGATAAAGACTTAGCCGTAGATCCTTTGTAATTAGGTATGTAATAAGTAGTGCTAGCGAATGTGTTAGCCGTGCGAGCTGAGGCGTTTACGTTGCCGTAAGCGTAAATTGTAGTGCCAGTCTCTGAGGCAACGCCCGAGCCCGTGCCATATAACATGCGGTTAGTTCTGTTAGCTGTAGCGCCGTTTAATTTAACGCTAGCACTTACTACGTCTAATGAGGCGCGAGTAGATGTCACTACTACTAAATCTGTATATGTATTAGGGATGGAGGTAAAATCAAAAGAGACCGCCCCGCCTACGCCTGCCACTTGAGCTGTTCCAATCTGAGTATATGTAGGCATTAGGCCGCCTTTATTCCGTAGAGAGTTAATACAGCCCCAGTAGAAAAAGACTGGCCGCTTTCTGGACTTAAGGTAATGCTGTTAATTGCAGTGGTTGATCTCCAGACTCCTACGCCCGCAATGACTAGCGTGGCCGCGCCGCTGCCTCTACCTAATGCAGTTTTATATGTCGTAGTGTTGGAATAGTTTTGTATATTTATAACACTCGCGCCGCCCGTCGTGTTGATACGTCCCATTGCTACTATCCAAGAATCATTAGCTACTCGCCCTGATACCGCTGAAGATCCGGTGCCATAAAGATAAGTAGTTGAGTAATTGTTACCTGTGTCGCCATTAAATCGCATCATAAGCGACGCATCGCCAGACCCTGTGCCGCCTACAATTATAACAATGTCTGTATAGGTTGCAGGTATGGAGCTAAAAGTATAACTCGAGGTTGAACTAGGTACTGTGTATGTCGCTATTTTGTCATAAGTTGATGGCATGATTACCCCTTAATTCCATAGAGAGCGAATGATGAGTATTGTGCAAAATTACCGCCTGAATCATATTTAAGGCTTAATGATGTAATAGCATTCGTATTCATCCAAAGACCCGAACGTAGGGCAATAACTCCGCTGCCATTCTTGTCATAACCTGACAGGCTGCGAGAAGTTTTATATTTTGATGTGTTTCCATAATCTAAAATATCGCAAACAAATACAGCTGTTACGGTAGTTTCAGGCGCTACCGATATATTCTGGAAAGTCGTAGTAGTAGAGGCGCTTGCTCCTGCTACTGATCCAGTACCGTAGAGCTGATGCCACGCATAATTTGAGCCCGTGTCGCTATTATTTTGTAAAATAATAGCGTTAGTAGCTGTAGTAAATGTAGCCATCCCACGAATTTGTAAGTGTTTATAGGTGCTAGGTATCGAGGTAAAGTCAATAGAAGCCTGACCGCCAGCGCCTACCGTTACAGTCGAGATCGACTCATAAGAATTGAGTGCAGCCGCGGCAGGATGAAGCGCCGCTATATTGTTAAGCATTACCCAATGGCTCCGACGACGTACCAAGTATCTGTCGCAGTCTTAATGAGAGCCGCTGACTTGTATTGAGCAAGGGTAGGTGCAGCCGCTACTGCGCCAGCTGATAAGACTGTAGTAGTGCCAGATGTGACGGCTGAGATAGTGCATAGACCAGCGCCGATGTTAAGTACGGTAATGACTGTACCTACTGGATGAGCCACTGAGGCATTTGTAGGGATTTTGATCGCATTGGCTGAGGCGTTAGATTGAGTAATAAGTACCTGATAGGAGTCATTAAGAACGGTCGTATAGGTAGTGCCTGTCTGGGCATTGAGAGTAAAGGCGACTAGGCCGTTATAGTCTGCCGCCGTAAAGATGTCGCCTGTTGCCGCTGGAAAGCCTACTGCCATGATTGTCTCCTAGTATCCCATAATGGATTGTCCGATTATACCGTAAGTCGATGATCCGATGATGAATCCCTCGACTATAGGCTCAAGTGTTGTTACCGTGCATTTCATGCTGTTAGGGGTTATATCCCATGCCAAACCTTGAACTTGTAAAGTCTTGACAATTGTCGATCCATCTGGCTGAACGTTAGTGATCTTGAGATTATCAAAATAATCTAGACCGATCATCGTGTCAATTGGTACATCTGTGTCAAGCAAATCGACTGTCATTGCATCGATGCGGATCGTTGTCTCAGCTCTAGTGGCAACGTAAATCTTGGCGATATCTAATACTTGAGCATCTGTCTCAGGGATCATATCTGTGACAGTAGTGCCATG